ATGATTGAACCCCCTTCGAGCCCTGACAAAACGGCCTTGCTCGCCGAGCTCGAATCCCTTGTTCTCGACTGGGATCAGGAAGCGAAAGCCCGGCACATCGATGGCATGGCCGAGTCCGCGGACACGCTACGCGCTTGCCGCAATGAACTGAAGGCGATCGTGCGGCGCCACAAGCCGTAGCCTCATAACAGTTGCGCCTGGCTGTCGTCCCAATTCTTGATGATCAGTTCGCCGGCGGCCGCCTCGCGGCCGGTGCGGCCGACCGTGTAGCGGATCTGCAGCGGCACCATCGTGAAGCCGTCGAACACTCGTCGTATCTCCGGATGGTCGTTGATGGAGAGGACCACCTTGCCCTGGCACGATCGCATCATACTGGCCATGCGCTCGTACTCGCCGAAGGGGAAGTCGACGCCGTAGCCTTCGGTCTCCCAGTACGGCGGATCCAGGTAGTGCAGCGTCGCCGGCCGATCGTAGCGCTGCAGGACCTCGTGCCAGGGCCCGTGCTCGATGATCACGTTGGCCAGGCGCAGATGCACCATGCTGAGCTCTTCCTCGATGCGCAGCAGGTTGAGCCTTGGTCCGCTGCCGCTGGCCACGTAGCCGAAGTTCTGGCCGTGGACCTTGCCGCCGAACGCGAGCTTCTGCAGGTAGTAGAACCGGGCGGCGCGCTGAATGTCGGTCAGCGTCTCCGGCCGCTCCATCTGCGCCCACTCGAACATCTCGCGCGAGACCAGGCTCCAGCGGAACATACGGACGAACTCGTCCAGATGATGCCGCACGCAGCGATACAGGCGCACGAGCTCGCCGTTGATGTCGTTCAGCACCTCGACCGGCGCGGGGTACGGCCGCAGCAGTAGCGCGGCCGCTCCGCCGGCGAAGGCCTCGACGTAGCACTCGTGCGAGGGGAAGTGGGGATAGAGGTGGCGCAGCAGCTTTCGCTTGCCGCCTGGCCAGGGAATGATCGGGTTTGGCATCGTTGCGTGTCCTGATAGGCTGGACCGGCCTCCGCGGAGGTGGCAGGGCCCTGGGCTGGGGACACGTGCGCAATCACGTGATTCTTCTGGCGGCCGCCGGCGTGTTCCAGCACGTCGGTGGTCGCCCTGTCTTTCAACCTTTTGTCTCCACCGGGTCGTGGCCGTAAGTGCGCTCGTCCTGGATGCGGCCGTCCTTGCCCTTGATCAGCAGCTGCGCCGGACTGCCCTGCAGCCAGGCGCGGTTGCCGGCGTCGACCGCGTACTCGATCGCCGGTTGCTTTAGGTCAAACGTCCCCATGACGACGCTGTCGCGGGTCACGCTCCAGCCGCCGTCGACGTCGGGTATTACTTCAAATCGGATGCGTCTCATCACGGCTCCTGGGAAGTGAGGCGGTCGTAGATAAGGGAGTTCTGCAGCGGGTCGCCTTCCGGATCCAGTGCGATCGCGTAGTACGCCTGGTTACCCGGCATGATGTTCGGGAACACGAAGTAGCCGTCCTCGTCCGTCACCTGCAGGTCGACCAGGAAGTTCGTCCGGCGGAAGAACAGCGCGACGCGCACGTTGGCCAGTGGGTTGTCCTCGAGCGTTTCCGGATCGCGCTGCAGCACACGACCGCGCAACTCATAGTTCGGCAGGACAGGATTGGAACCTGCAGGCACTGATCCCCACCATGCCGGGGTCGACGAACGCGTGCGGTAGAAGAACCCGTAGCTGTGCGGGTGTCCCGTATGGCCAGCCCAGCCAGGCGTGTAATAGGCCGGGATCGAGGCCGCCATTGCATTTCGCGTCGTCGCACGCGGAGTGACGTTGTGCTCATTCCAGAGCGATTGGCGGGTCAGCAACGGACCGAGATCTGCCACTGGTTACTCCCAAGTGTCCGACGTCTCGACGATGATGCTGCTCGACGAACCACCGCGAATCACAATGAACTCCCGGCCCGCGAGATCACCTTGCCCCGAGAACGTATCCAGATGGCCGAAAATGCTCGAGGCGTGGCAATGCGCCCACAGGCCGGGGAAAACGCCGCGGATGTTGTACGGACTCGAGGTCGGGTCGTGGCAGAAGACGGGCGCCATGAGCAACGCACCATCGGGCCCGTGCGGATAGCTGACACCGCCCGATCCCATAGTCGCCGTTTGCTTGACGTAATCGCTGTGCCAGCCCATTGCAACCGGCGAGCCCAGCTGGTCGAAACGCCGGGCCATGTGCAGGGAACCATGCGCACCGCTCAACGACGACGGCTGATTGAAATACTGCTGCGACGTATAGGGCGCGGATGTGCTCGGGTCGTGCAGCAGAAACGTATGGGTCGCGTCGCCAGTCTTGTACGACAGGATGTCACCGAACCCATAGAACGAGTTGTTGTACTCCTGCGTGGTTTGCTCCGGGTAGTTGTCGATATAGATGTAGAACCGCTTTTCATCGGCCCACACAATCCACTCACGCGCATTCGCTGCGGTGCTGGAGGTGTATTTCGTCCACCAATAGCCACCGCCGGATTGCTGAACTTCGGTGGGGAATGGCTGCGGCGTTCCGGTATTGACGTCGCTCATCGCTTCGAACCCACGAACGCGTGCTGCGCGATTTGTGGCTGCGGTGCTCGTGTCATCGACGCGGAGATACATGCCGTTCGAGCCGGCGCCGTTGCGGAACACGGCGAGATTCGTACCGGTGTAGGGCTTCGTCCAGCCTGCCGCGGCCTTCGAGCCGTAGCCAGTGACGAGGCACTTGTCGAGCAGGTTGATCAGGTCTCCGGGCGTATTGCCTCGCAGCGCGGGAGCGCTGGCATCGGAGGAACGGTAAACGCGCATTGTCATGGGTGTTTCCTCACATGGTTAGAAGGATCATGTAGTTGGTACTGAGTAGGCCTTCCTCGCCGCCGCCACCGTCATCGACACCAAAGTTGAAGACGATGTTTGGTGTCGCCGGCGGCGTGTACGGCGCGGCCTTGAACGTGAAGACGATCTCGGGCGAAACGGGCGGCGTGTAGTCGGCCATCGTCAGATACCTGGAACGATCGACACGATGTCGTACTTGCTGTCGGTGCCGTCATAGACGAAGCCGACCTTGTCCGCTCTGTTCGCGGCCGACGTATTGAAGTAGGCAGTGATCAGCGTGTTGAACCGCACGTCACCAGGCAGCGTGACGGTGCGTGCGCCCGTGGCGTCCTGTTTCAGCTTCAGCACGCAGCCCTGACCATCGAGCGCCCCGGAGAACGTGAACGTGGTGTTCGCCGTCAAGGTGACGCGGATCTCGTCGTAGGCGTTCCAGTCGCAGTTGGTCGAGCCGCTGTCCGTGTTCGTGATCAACTGGACGCGCCTGTTCGCCGAGATGCCAGCTGGACCTTGCGGGCCTTGCGGACCCTGCGGCCCGACCAACGACGCCAACCACTGCGCCTGCGTGCCGCCGAAACCGTTGGCCACCGCGACCTGGTACGCGCTCAAGCCGGCAGGACCTGCAGGGCCGGTGCTGCCCGTCGCGCCCGTGCTGCCGGTGGCGCCGGTCGGGCCTTTGAGGTTGATGCCCGCGGGCCACGCGCCGGCGGCCTTCGGACCGTACAGGATCGGGTTGCCGGCGTTTGGGTTGATCGCGTAGTCGCCGTCGAAGCCCAGGCCGGCGCCTGGCGTCGACGTGACGGTGTGGATCATCGACGCATTCGTGGTGATGTACGGCAGATCGTTGTACGCGGTGACGCCGTCGCCGAGTTTCATCTTGCGCGTGTCACGCTCGATGACGAGCTCGCGCACCAGCGGCACCTCGTTGACCGTGGCCAGGTTGGCGGCTGTGCCGCCGCGCACCAGGAACCGCAGCTGCTCGTAGACGTAGGTCACGGCGTCACCTCGCCACCGTCGATGACGGTCTCCACGGGCGAATAGCTGCCGGCGGTGATGACGCTGGGAACGACCGGCACGACGGGCGGCGTGTACGTGAACGTGCGCTCGTGTTTCTGCCAGCTTTCGCCGTTGTCGGAGATCGCGTAGAGCTCCATCGTGGTGCCGCCGGTGTGGTCGAGCACAACCGTCGCTGTGTTGCCGGCGATGTCCAGTTTCTCGACGATCAGTTCGTCCAGCACGTTGAAGAAGCGAAGCGCATAACGCGTCGTCGCTTCAGGGCCAATGCTCGAGGCCTCGCTGTCGATCAGCTGGTCCAACTGCAGCAAGCGATCGCGATGTGCCCACGTCACGGTGAACGAGCCGGAGACGGCCGCCGGCGCCGGCTCGCCGTTGATGCGAACACGACCAGGCGGGTACGGCAGTGCTTGGCGCTTGATCATCTCCAGCGTGTCGGTCGGTGCATCGTCCGGATCCAGCAGCTCGGTACTGGTGCGGGTAAGCACCTTTGCGTCGACTTCCTCACCTTCCAGGTACTCGGTCAGGTCGAAGGCGCCGGCGTCGTCGTAGATCCACACGACGGTGCCGGCGATGTGTGCGGCCGGGATCGTGTCGACGCAGCCACGGCCCATTGTTATCGCGCCAGTGTCGGCGTTGATTGAGTCGATACGCCAGACCTCGTTGTCGACCAGCGCGGCAAAGCCGACCTCGACCTGGTCCAGGTCCTGCGCGCCCAGGAGCGTCACGGATGTGGCCGTCGCGGTGATGTCGGTGGCCAACACGCCATTCGGCACCCAGTCGCCGGCACCACGCAGCGCGAATTCGCCCGACCCGGTACGCGTGGCGAGCTCGAAGTTGTACGTCAGGCCAGGCGGACGAGCCGCGAGCGCGCCCAGGGTGCAGATCTCTGCGGGCCTGGCCTCGAGATCGGCGGCCGTCAGGTTCCTCGCCAGGTCGCGGTAGCTCGCCTCGAAAACGCGGCGCTCGGAGGCGGGCTTGGCTTCGGTATCTACCGGCGTGTGCGTCGACGTCTGCGAGTTGACCCAACTTGTCGCCGGCAAGCCGAAGACGTCCTGCAGCCCGACGATGGTGATGGTGCCATCGGCGAGTGTCCCGCCGTTCTTCGTGCCGGCGCGCAGGATGACGTTCTCGATGCCGCTGTCCGGATCCGAGATGCGGAACGGCTGGCCAGGCCGAAGCTTGTAGCCGCGACGATCGAGGCGAACCTTGTAGCGCTTCAGGCCCGACGCGGCGATCGTCACGTCTCGCTGCGCGATACGCTTGGCGAGATCTTCCGTAGGCAACCCCGGGTAGGCCTTCGCTTGGCTAATCGTCCGGCCTGCAGACTGCACCCCCGCCGGATCCGTGACGCGCACTTGGCCGTCCTTGTCGGTGATTGGGTCGCGCCAGGTGACGACGATCTCGTTGACCGCATCGGCGCGTGCGGCCGAGTCGTCCTCATCGATGCCGAGCAGGCCGCTGTCGCGGGTGAAGAGCGGAATGGTTTCCGGATCGTAGTCGTCGCGGATAAGTCGCAGCGTTAGCAAGCCGGTGCTGTACTCCGGTACGCACACGGCGCCGATGTGATCGGCCACGATCTGCAGGAACTCGTTGACGTCGGATGAGCGCGTCCAGCGCATGCACAGGCCGAATCCTTCGGCTGCCAGCGTGTCGGCGGCGGCGGCGAACGAGTCCAGGTCGATGAAGGCGCGGTCCAGGCCGCGGCCGACGCGCCGATCGGTGGTGACCTGCAGGATGATGTGCGCTGGATTCATCGCCTTGATGGCGCCGTTCCGCAACGGAATCACCGCCTTTTCCGGGTACCAGCAGTCGTCGTTCTCCCACCCCTTCAGGGAACGGCGCACCCGCACTTTCCACGGCTTAGGTGACTTGCTGAAGGAACAGATCAGCCCATTGAACACCATCGTGAAAACGCCGCGGAACGCCGGCAGCAGCGTCCCGTGCAGACGCTGCAGGTACGGCAGTGGCGCCTGGTCAGGTGCGCCCATGAGCACATCCAGCGTGCCCTGAATTCCGCCTTCGCCCTTGTCGCCACCGAATAGGTTCGGTCGATTGATGTAGATCTGCTGATTGCCCGTGACGCTGCCGGTCCAAGCGCGCTTGTTGTCGACCTCGATCGCCATGAACTCGTCGATGGGGCCGCGGCTTACACCGATGTGCAAGCCGAAGAAGTAGCGGAACCCGATTGTCGGCTTTGAACCCTTACCCACGGGCGGCCTCCTCGCGCACTATCTCGACCACGCGCAACGCCAGCGCATCGTCCGTGGCCTCCAGCACGCTCAGCGGCACGCCTTCGGCAGCGGCCGTTGCCGGCTTGATGCCGTAGCGCTTGAGTACCTTCAGCCCGCCACGAGCGCAGAACCCTGCAGCTCGTGCGTGGCGCGCGAATGCGCGGAGCTCGTCCTGATCGCTCATTTCCCACCCGTCGCCTTGATGGGCGTGTTGCGGTAATCGCCGTAGCCCAGCACCATCCAGTCGGGGCACCAGACATCGCCGAAGATCATCGCCTGGTCGGTACCTTCCTCGAACTGTGGGAAATCGAACTCACTCAACGACGGCGGCCGCTCGTTCAGCGGCTTCGGCATGTTCGTCACCGCGAGGTAATAGGCGACGATCGCAACGGCGAGGTAGACAAGTGCGGCGTACATGGTGATCTCCTAGAAAACCGTCTTTCCGTCCATCGGAGAGCGGGACGGCAACCCAGGGATGCCGCCATAGTTGAGGATGTTGTTGAACTTGCTGCAGCCGCCTGGACCTGTGGTCTGATCGCACCCCGGGAAGGCATCGACCTGCATGCCAGCACGCAGGCCGTAGCTCGATCCCATGAGCAGGACGGTGTCGCCCGTGTGGCCGGAAATACTGCGGCGCTCAACGCCGCCGTCGACGTTCCACTCCAGGAAGCCGCCGGCGAACCATCCATCGGGTTTGTCCGCGAAGGCAGGCGCCTTGGCCAGGATCGGGTTGACGTCGGTCAGCACCGCCGGCACGCGGAACGGTTCCTTCGGTGCGCGGCACTCCAGATCGAACACGACGTGCGGGCAGTTCTTCTGCCACGACAGGCGCAGGCCGCGCGTGTACATGGTGTTCATGATCGAGTCGCAGATGATCTCGACCATGTCGTTCGGACGGCGCACGCTTTGCACGGAGCCCATCCAGATCGGCTCCGCATCCAGTTCGCCCACATGGGTGCGGCGCAGTACCAACTGAACTTTCTCGCTTGTCGGGGTTCCGCGGAACAATTCCGCCAGCGGGAAGTCCTTCGGCGCCTTGATGGTCAGCGTCTCCTGCTCGGCGTCGCCGAACTCGCGGATCTCTCCACGCTCCAAGCCCACGGTCGCGACATACAGCTGAGTGCCGAACAGGTAGTCGGCTTGCGCAGACGTATGCCGGTAGTGCTTCGTTCCTCGAACGAAGTCGTACAGTTCGATCGGGGTGCCCAGCGCGATCGACGTTTCCCGGGATGACGTGCTCATGCCGGCACCTCCAGATCATCGCGGACCCCGCGGAAGGTGACGGCCAGATGTGTGATCCCGTCCGCATCGGTCGGATGCTCGAGCTCGACGTCGTCCTGGCTGAGACGGCTCATCACCAGGTAGCTGATCCGGCGCACCTGCGCCGGCGTCACGTTGACGCCCAGCGACGCGTCAAGCACAAGGCGCTCGGTGTCCTCGTTCAGTTCTTGGGATGCGGTGATGCGGCGGTGCAACGCCGTGCCGTTCTTGAGTTCGATGCGGATGTCGCGGCGGCCGATGCCGGCTGCACCGTGGAGCGTGTAGCCGCACCAAGCCACGTCGATCGTCTGCGAGAACGCCGTCACCGGCGCCGCCAGTTCCAGGTCCTGGGCAAAAGTAGGCAACCACCAGGCGCGCTGCTGGCCGCGCAGGCCGTATAGCAGCCCGCGCATGGCCAGGTACTGGCCGCGATCGCCGCACAGCCAACGATAGCCCTGCAGGGGCAGCCCGAGGCCAGCGGTATCGATCACGCCGGGGATGCCGGTGCCGTTGTCCAGCGGCCGCGCCAGGCGTTGGAACTGCGCGGTCAGGTCCTCGACCTCGTTGGGGGCCACCTCCAGCACGGGGAAGCCGCGGTACATCGTCGTCGGCGTCGCGGGAGTAAAGTCGACCGGATCGACCAGCTGCATGCGGACGCTGGTCGACCACATGCGGTCCGTGAGGCGGTTGAACTGCGGCTGCGTCTCCAGCCGTCCGTTGCGTACCGGATACAGCTTCGTGCCGCGTGGCCAATCGCGCTGAAGCGGATTGGTCAGCACCAGCGTGTTGCCGCCAGTGATCTCCTGGATCTCAACCACCTCGTAGCGGGTGGCGTCCTTCCCAAGGAGGATCGCGAGTCCGCCGGCGCGATACTCGCGCCCGCCCTGCGTTGACAAGCTGCTCGCGCCAGCGGTCAGTTCCTGGCGAATCAGTTCGACGTCATGCCACACCGGCACCGCCCACACTCGCGAACCCCAGGCGTACACGCTGAGGTCCAGCAGCGCCCGCTCGCGCCCGTCGGCGAGCGCGGCGAACTCGTAGCTGCCGCGGGGCGCAGCGCGCAGTGCGATGCGCTGCGAGGCCGCGCTGGGGCTTTCCAGCACGTCGGTCAACCAGGACAAGCGCTCGATCACCGGCAGGTCCCAATTCGGCGAGAGCGTCCAAGCCGTGATCCGCGTGCCGGTGATCGGCAGCTGCGCCGACACGCCGCCGGCGAACTCCCAGGTGATGGTGGCGTTGATGACCGGCGGCCCGCCCAGGCCGATGCCGATCTGCCACACACGCGACTGCAACGCGGCGAAGGTCATTGGAAGCGTGTCGGGCCCGGTGACCGTGAGGCCGCCGCCGTTCACCACGACGACATCTTCCAGCTGCTGCGGCGTGAAGTAGGCGTTGAACACCTCCACTTCCCGGGTCTGCACGGAAGGCAGGTTCCCAAGCGCCAGGCGCTGGGGTCGGATGTGGATCCTGTTGTAGAACTGGTCGAAGTAGGAGCGCGCAATGCGCTGAGCGCCGATCGCGCGGCCGAGGCCCTTGGCCAGGCGATGCAGCGGCCGCGGCATGCTGCCGATCCGTTGGTGGACGTAGCACCGCGGCGTGAACAGTTCCTCGTCGAACTCACGCAGGTCGGTCGAAAGGTGCGGGTTGACCGCGCCTGTCAGCGATGTGCGAACCTCATAGCCGATCAGAGCCGCCATGTCACGGCCCGTCGTAGCGGATCGCCCAGCCGAGCGTTCCGGTGTGATTGATGTTGTTGCCGCCGTCGCGGGAACCCGGCGCCGAGTTCTTGCGATACCACGGGTAAGCGCGCCACCGATCGGCGCCGTCAGGAATAAGTTCACCCGGATCCACGTTGTCAATTCGCAGCAGCCTGGCATGCGCCAGATCCGCAACAAGCGAGATCTTTGCATCGGGACGGCGCTGCCAGATCTTGAAATCGATCATCGCACTGGCGGCGTTCACCGTGCTCGGCTGCCGGGCGTAGCGCGGCGCGGCGGGCCGACCGGCGAAGGCCTGGTTCAGACCAGTATTGTCTCCGAGATGACCGCTCCAGCCACGCCCATCCAGGCCGTGGTGGACCGACGAGCTCAGCGCGGTGTCGCCGTAAACCGTCGCGCGGTCAAAGAACAGCGCGGTGCATGCTTGGTTGTTGCCTTGATATCCGCCGCTCTCCGGATCCAGGGTGATTCCGGTATTCGTGCCGGCCGAGTGTGCCGTCGCGCCGTACCACAACCCGGTGCCGAGCACGCCCTGGACGTCCGAGATGCCGAACGCGGCCCATTGGTGGAACTCGACGTTGTACTTGATGATCAGGTAGACCTCGTCCGGATTCTCATGGACGTGGATGTCATAGGCCACCGGGAACGCCACCGCCTGGCCCGCGATCTGCGTGATGCGGCCGATGACCGGGGATGCGCCGGTGAGCGCATTGGCGCCATCGATGCCGGTGCCACCGCGAATCGACAATGCCGTCCCGCTCGACGTCAGCTGCAGGTAGGCGGCGCCCTTGTGCAGCACGCTGCCGGACCAGGTCCAGCCATTGGCGGTGCAGGCATCACGCAGCGCGGTCACCAGCTGCGCGAAATCGTTGGCCGTGCCAGGGTAGAAGGCCATCAGCCCATCTCCATGCAGTAGTAGTCGTTGAAGCCGGTGCGGGCGCCGTCCTGGATGATCAGGAACGGCCGACCGGCGACGGCGAGAATGTCGGTGATGATCGTGGTCAGCGACTTGCCGGCCTGGTCGACGACTTCCGTTCCGCCAAGCTGCAGGACGTTCTCCACTGCGTTGTCGAAACCGGGGATGTAGAACAGGCCGTCGAGCGCGCCGTACAGGTTCGGCACCGAGTCGTTCAACTCGATGCGCATCGGGAAGTAGTTCGCGCCGGTGGGCCGCACCTGGTAGCTGTCGCCGCTTGCCGCCGTGCCGCACAGCCATGCGTTGTTGTACGGATAGCAGTCGGGCTGTTTCCACACGCCGTCGTTGCCCCGCAGGCGCATGTTTGGCCGCGTGCCCTTGTAGGGCATGGAGATGGTCGGATCTGAAAAGCGCGTCGCCGGCGAGCCGTTCAACATGCCGGCACACACCAGCGGGGCGCGGAACTCGCCAGGTGTCGCATAGGGCAGCATCTTGCCGACGTAGCCGCTCATGTAGACCGGCGTGCCCACTTTCATCGCCAACGCGATGCGCTGGCCGTTAGCGATCATGTAGTACTCGATCGCCTGGTTGTGTGCCGGGACGCCCGACAGCATCGCCCCGGGCTGGCCGTCGAAGTCCGTGCTCGGCACGTAGCCGACGAAGACGCCGGCGACCAGGTTGTAGTAGTCCGCGCTGACGCTCTGCTGGGTGCGGAAACCAATGAAGATCTCGTCGGTGCCGCCCAGGCCGGTGCCCTTCAGAATGAGCTCACGGTTCGCGGCCGCTTCGTTGTAGCGCAGGATCTGGAACGCCTGGCCGGCAGACACCAGCGCACTGTTCGTCGTCGCGAATTCCGCGATGCGATCGAGCATGTCGTAGTGCGCCAGGCCGCCGGCACCGGCGCTCGTTGCCGTCCCAATTTCCCAAGCCATTACCGGCCTCCTTTGTTGACCATCTGCCGGATCGTCGGCAGGTTGGCCCGAACGTGTGTCATGACCATCTTCTCGCCGGCGCCGCCGGTCATCGCCGAAGCGAGCTCGGCAGGATCCAGCACCACAACATTGCGCAGTGCCACAGTCGGTCCGCCGAACGCGCCTTCGTTTGCCGCCGGCGCCTTGTCCCAAGCCGGCGGCGCAAGGCTCGGTGTCGAGCCGCTGGTCGCCAGGCCGCCGTCGGCGTACTGGGCCCACTGGTGCAGGGCCGACATGCCTTGCTTGTTGAACTGCTCAAGGAACGCGAGCGCACCCGGCTGTCGGACGACGGCCGAACGCGTGACGTACTCGTAGTCGGACAACTGGGCGTTGATGCTGTCGCTCGTTCCCGTGCCCGGCCCGCGCACATGGCCACCGGTGGCGTAACCGCCACCGCCCTGGAAGTTCGCGTTCGACAGCAGCGACGCGATCTGCGCGCCTTGCGCCAACGCACCGGCGATGAACGGGATGTTCTGCGGAAAGCCGTACTTGCTCGCTTCCGAGACGTTGTTAACCAGTGCGACGGCCGCCTGGGCGATGGCGAATGCCTTGCTCAAGGCGAACAGCGCCCGGTACGTCTTGCTCTGCTCGCCACCATAGGCTTTCGCAATATCGGCCAGCTGCCCGAACGTGGCGCTCGCCGCGGCGAGCATGGCCTGTTGCCGCGCAGACTCGATCTGGCGCAGCGCGTTCTGGTGCTGCAGCGTGAGCGCCTGCTCCTGTGCGTTCCATTGCGACTCGACGCCGATCTTCTGCTCACGAAATTTCTGCAGGAGGGCCAGCTGGTCGGCGTACCACTTCTCGAGCTCGGCCTGCGCCTTGAACGTCTTGCCGACCTCGCCCTGGGCTCCACCCACTTCCGGGGCCAAGCCCTCGAATTCCGGAGGCTTGGCGAAGGCGCCAGTGACGACACGGCCCATCGCTTGATCGTAGGCCGCCTTGTCGGCGACGCCCGACTTCAGCGCATCGTTGAGCACCTTGACCTGGTCGATCGCACCCTCGAGCGCGATCTCGGCCGGCGTGCGCAGGGCTTCGCGGACCTGCTCGTAGGCCTTCTTCGTCTCTTCGAGCGCCTTGGCCGCTTCCTTCTTCGCCTCGACATTGGCGCGTTCGCTGTCGAGCAACTGCGCGTAATCGACCAGCTGCTGCTTGACGCTCTCGCTGGCGTTCTTGTACGCGCCATCCTCGATCTCATAGCGGATCCGCGCCGCCTCGCTGACCTTGTCCTGGCCCTCGGCCAGTTCACCTAGGAGCGCGACCTGCTTCTGCAGATTCTCGACCTCGCGCAGCGCATCCCGATCAGGATCTTCGTCCTTTTTGTCCGCACGGGCCTTGGGCTTCTTCTCTTCGGTTTCCTTCTCGATGGCCTTCTTCAGGCGCTCGTAGGAGCCGTCGTACAGCCGGTCGTCGTTCGGATTGACCGCCGCGATCTTGTTGTACTGCTCGATCAGCGTGTTGAGGCGCTGCTGGCGCTCGGCCCGCTTGTCGGTGCGGGCGAGCTCGCGGTCGATCGCGGCGGCGGCGCTGACCGCATCGTCCTGCAGCTTTTGGTTCTCGGCGCGATCACGGGCCGCCTGGTCCTCGCCGTCCTTTTTCTGCTGCCACTGCGCGATGTTCTTCTGTTCCAGCGCGATGCGCTGGCGCAGGGTCTCGTTGGCGCGATCGGCTTGCGCCTGGGTGAGGATGCCCAGACGCACGTCTTCCTTCAGCTCGGCGCGGCGCTGGTTCGCCATCAGGATGCCGCGCTGGCCAGCGGCGATGCGTGCCTCCGCGTCTTCCCGCCCGATGTCCTTGATCGCCTGCCAGGTCGAGCGCACGGCGCCGCGCACGGCGTACCAGGCGCGCTCCAGAGAGCCGGCGTTCGCGCGCATCTCTTCGACGCGTTGAGCCGTCGCGTTGGCCAGGGCATCGGTGGCAGCCTTCACCGCGTCCTGCGTGCGGCCCTGCGCCTCGAGCGACTTGACGTTCTCGTACACCTCGAGCGTCAGGAAGTGGTACTGATCGTTGAGTTCGACCAGGCCCTCGGTCGGCGACTTCGCCAGCGCGATGATTCGGTTCGTGGTGTCCTCGATGCTGCGCCCGGTCAGTTCCGACAGGTTGACTGCGGCGGTGGCAGCGCTCTCCAGCGCCCCGCCAGCCAAGCGTCCCGACCCGGCGAGGGCTTCGAGCGAGGTTTGTGCGGCGGCATAGTTGTCGGTCGCCTCGCCGATCTCGTTGCGCATCTGCGACAACTGCCCGGTGGTGACGCCGGCGATGCGGCCGGTGGAGATCAGCGCCGTATCGAAGGCGCGTTCCTGCAGATAGTTGATGGCCAGGGCGGCGGTCAGTCCGCTGACTGCCAGAGCGAGGCCGCCGATCGCGACCCCGGCGCCGCTGGCCAGGCTGCCCGCGATACCGGCGCCATTGCCCAGTTGGATCAGCTGGCTGCCCGCCAGCTGCCATTGCCCGGTGACCCCGTAGGTAACCAGCTGGGAGAGGTTCCGCTGCGTCTCACGCGTCGACAGATTGAGCGTGCGCATGCCGTTGGCGGCCTGGTTCGCCCCGTCGCGGATAGCGAGCAGGCGTGTGCGCTCGTCCGCGATGCCGGCCATCGCGCGGTTGTAGGCTTCGCGCGAGATGCGGCCGCGGTCGACTGCGTCCTTGAGCCGCGCCTCGTCCGCCTGCAGGCGCTTGAGGCCAGCACTGGCCTTGTCGTATCGGCCGATCGTGGTGTCGATCGCCTTGCCCGACTTCTCGCCTTCTCGCGTGAGCCGCGCCTGCTCGTCGTTGAGCTTGCCCAGCGCCTCGTCGTATTCCTCGGCGCTGATCAGCCCGCGGCTCATGGCACGATCGAGCATCTGCTCGGTGTCGGCCAGATCCTCGAAGCTGCCGGCACCGGCCTCGAGGCGTTCCTGCAGATCGCGGATCAGGCCCATCTCCGCGGCGACCGCCTGTTGGGTGGCGCGACTGGCCTGCTGCACGGCGCGACGCGCCTCGGCGTTGCGGCCGAGGCTGGCGGTCAGGTTGTCGGTGGCAGCCGTCTGCTGAGCGATGCCGTCGCCAGCGCCGGTACCGACGTCGCTGCCGAGCGCGCCCATCTCGGCGTTGGCCTGGGCGGTGGCGTCGGAGATCTTCCGAATGTTGTCGACGGTACGCTCGGAAGCGCGATCGGCGGACTGAAAGTCCGCCTTCATCCGCATTTCCATCTCGAAGTCGCGATTCGCCACTTAGTTCTTCCTCAGTTCCTGCACCCGTTTCTTAGCGGCTTTGCCGTCCCACACGCTCTGCACTGCGATCACGATGTCTTCGATGTAGTCGGCGCGTGCCTGTCGCTCGCGCCGGTTGACTGCGGACAGGAGCTCCTTCAGTTGTCGCTCAGTGAGTCGGGCGAGTTGGTCGAGGTTGCCGAGGCCGGCGCCGGCGAGTTGGGCGAAGAGTCCGTACCAGTCGACGTCGGTATTGCGCGTTGCCGTTCCTCGCGCATCTCCACGATCACCTCGTGAACGAAAAAACTGCTGTTCACCGCGAACCAGGTCGACATGAACACTTCGGCCTCGTCGCCCTGCAGGCCGCGAACCCACTCGGGCTCGACGTCTGCGGCTTGCGCGGCGATCGGAATGACCACGTCCTGGTGTACGCCGAACAGACGACGGATCTGCGCGTACCGCAAGTCGCCGCCAGCGCACATGACGTGCATGTCGGCGATGAACTTCGCGGCGCGGTGCGCGATCTCCAGGCCCTCGAAGAACGAGTACTCGCGCACGGTGACCTGGCGGCCGGAGAGCGTGAGCGGCGTATCCGGCTTGAGCGAGGCCAACTTCTCCGCCGCCGAGGGTTCCTCGGCGACGGGCTTCTGCTTTTCTACCTTGCGTGCCATGCGCTTAGGCCGCTTCCTGCAGTTCGATCTTGCCGAAGTTGCCGAGCTCGTCGTCGTTGCCCTGGTCCGAATCGAACAGGACGGCGCCGCTCAGCTCCATCGTGCCGAAGCTCTCGTTGATCATCGGAAGCTGCGAGGACGGATCGAACTGGCAGCGGTACAGACGGACACGCACGCGGGTGTTGTCCAGCGTGTTGATGCCGTCCAGCACCAGATAGCGCTCCGGCGGACGCTGGGTGAACATCGCGACGTCGACCGACGCGCCGTGGCTGTAAGCGGCCTTGAACGGCTGGGTGTACGTGGCCACGTCGAGCAGCTTCAGGATGCCGCCCTGGGCGGACTCGAGCTCGTAGTCGTCGACGGCGACGGTCACCGGAGTGCCGGCGCTGTCGGTGAGCACCAGCGACGACACGGTGCCATGCTCCAGCATCACGATATCGTTCGCGGTCAGGCCGGCCGGCAGGATCTCGCCGGTAACCGAACCTGCGGCCGTGTCCACGACGGCACCGTAGAGGCCCAGCGCCAGGTTCGCGCCGGTGAGCCAGTTCAGGGTGAGCGCGATCTCTGCTTCGTTGCCCTTCTGCAGGCGCGCCGAGGTCACGCGGTTGCCCGAGTAGCTCTCCTTGCGGGTTTCGGATTCGGTGCTGAGCGACACGTCGCACTTCGGTGCGTCGCCGACCCAGACCAGCTTGCCGGGTTTGCCACCCGCGAGCCGTTCACCGAGATAGATCTTGCCTTGGAACGAAAAGTCTTTCATCGCGGGTGTCTCCGTAAGTTGAAGCGATGGTTAGTGGAGCCTTTGGGGCTGCTGATCAGCCCTGCGGGCGTGTGGTGCCGTGCGGCGTATTCGCGGCAGCACCGCCCGCGACGTTCGTGGTGCCCGGACGCGTGGTGCCGGCGGCGGTACCGGCGGCATCGATAGCGGGCTTGTCGAGGACGCCGGCGTCCTTGAGGAACTTGGCGTCGTGTTCGTTGACCTGGATCTGGATGCCGTCGGGACCCGGACGCAGGCGCTTGCCGGCGTGCGTGTGCGGCTTGTAGATCGTGACGGTCTGCAGGTTGCTGGGTTTCGGATCGTTCATTTCATTTCTCCAGTGCTGGGGAGAGGGCGACCGCCCTCGTAATAGGCGAGCAGCCGCTCGACTTCTGAGCGCAGGACGCCGGCGGCGTAGTCCGCCAGGCGCTCCGGGCGACGGCCCTTGCGCAACATCTGCGCCACGCTCGGGCCGTACTCGACGACCAGCGGTTGCCGCATCTGTCCGATGTAGCGCCCTGCTGTCATCTTTCGCTTCGGGCCTTCGCGCCGGACGACTTGCTTGTTGCCGCTGTTGAGGCCAGCGAAGAACGAGCCCTCGCGCAGCGTGCGGCGGCCGCGGAACGGCGCCGCCGTGACGCCGCGACGCGTCTGCCGGGCGCGGAAATTGCGCAGGCCGATGCCGCGGAAGTAGCCGGTCAGGCGCAGGCCGTCCGGGATCTCGCGCGTGCCGATGTCCTGGCGCACGCGTGCGGCCTGGATGTCGTACTCGGCCTGGATGTCGCGGCGCGCTTCCACCGGCAAACGCCGGCGCAAGGTCTGCACAGCGCGCTTCTGCACCCAGGGTAGATAGCTCTGCAGCAAGCCGAGGTTGCGCGAGACCTCCAGCGCCTTCTGCAGTTCGAAGTTGAGGACGCCGAGCTTCATCGACGGTACCTCGTGCTGTACATCTGCTGGATCACCTGCTCGGCAAGGCCGTCAGGACGATCAAGGATGATCGACTCTTCAAACTGGAGCGTCAGCGCGCTCGGCATGGGTGCGTACTCATCGAGCGCATGCTCGATGTCCTCATCGATCGCGGTCGTGAGTTCGTGCAGATTCTCCAGGTCTGCCGGAATGCGGGCCTCTACGATCAACGTGAATTCGCGCTCGCGCTTCGAGTTGGCGCCATCCGGATAGACGCGGCTTCCGCTGTACAGCGTGATGCGCGGGGCAGAAGGCGGGCTCTTCTCTTCCTCAGTGCGAACGTCGGCGCCAGCGTTCGTCAGGTAGCCGTTGGCCACGCTGATCTCCCGAAGGCGAACGGCGAGTGCCTCGATGATCTGGAAGGTGCGGGCCTTATCAGCCATACATCACCGCCTTGGCCACGTAGCCGTCGTCGCTGTCGAGGACATCGACCTTCTTCGACCATGCACCGACCACCACCAAGTCGCCCTGCACGGGCACCCACTGCGCGACCATGAAGCTGACGATCGTGACAGTGGCCACCACTTCGCCGTTTGTGCCGTAGCGCTCGACGCCGCGATCGATGACCACGCGCACCGGCACAGCGGCCTCCGCTCCGCGCTGCACGGTGCCGTCCCGTCCGAACACGTCGAACAGGTCCGTGTGAAGATCGGCGAAGGCCAGGTCTGCGTCGCTCACGGCTTTGCTTCCTCCGGCACCGGGTTGCCTTGCACCTTGTCGATGCCGTCCAGCTGGATCTCGTACTGAATCAGGCACGCCTTGCGCTCGCCTGAAACCTCGAAGATCTGTCCGATCGGCGCCGTATCGCGCCATTTGCAGCGCTTGCGCAAATCCTCTTCGATTGGCACGTAGTACTTGACCGGCTTCTCGATCACGTCCTTCGCAGGCTTGACCACCTGACGGTTCGCACCGCAGGCGGCCAGCAGCGATGCCGCGGCGAGCGCGGTCAGTAGTCGCGCAACGTGGGACATGCCGCCTCCAGTGCCTTGAGCGCCGCCTTGCAGGTGTCGGGCTTGTTCGCCGCCTCACGCTTGAATGCCGCGGTCGACTTCTCCGCGGCCTCCTGGCGGCGCTTCACCTCCGCCGTAGCCGCGGCGGACTGCGCACGCGCCTCGAGCAGGCGCTCCGCTTCCTTCCGGACGGCGTCCTCGAAGTCGCGCTCCTGCTTTTGATAGGTGGCCAGCTTCGACAGCAGTTCCTGCTCGCGTTCCTTGAACTTGGCCTGGTCCGCTTCGCGGCCACTCTTCTCCGCGTCGCGCTCGGTGGTGACCGATACGACGCGCTGCTCGGCGCGGTAGGCGTTGAGGGCGGCGATGAAGAACGCGATCGCGAGCAGACCGCACAGCAGCTTGAGTTTGCTGCCAGGCTTGCGGAGCCATTCCAGGAAGTCGGCAATCGCTCCGAGAACGAAGTCCCAGGCGGCCTTGAGCAATCGCAGAAAGGTCGTCACTGGGCGGGCCTCCAGGGCATCACCATCAACATCGCGATCAGGTACTTGACGATGACCACGTGCCAGCCAGGCAGCGGATACGGCGACACCCACTGGTGTAGGAGCACGACCAGGAAACAGAGCGCGATGCCAATGTGGCAGATCGCCCATACCGCCCATCGCGCCCACTCGGCGACCTGGGCGCGATCCATGCTCTGGATCTCGCTCCACAGCGCGAGCCAGGCACGGGGCCGCAAGAGATCCAGGCTCCAGCCTGGCAGGCGCACCGGCGAGCTTGGCTGGTCGGTGTGTTTCAGGCGCCAGCAGATCGCGCTGAAAAGCGCGAAGGCGCCGAAGAGATTCGTGTAGTGCATCACCGGCTGCTCAATCACGCTTGCCTCCCGCGAGCCGCTCGGACAAGGCCTGCACCCCACGCAGGACGCCGGGCAAGATCGGTTTGATGATGAAGCCGGCCAGGATCGCGGCGGCCGACTGCGGCGCGCCTCCGAACTTGGGATAGAAGTAGCCAAGCAACGTCAACGCGGCGCCGGCGAGAACCGCGTAGCACAACACCACTAGGCCGAGCGCGCCCAGGCTGGCGAGCATGATCATCAGGCGGCGCCACCACGGCCCGTCCGCCGGCGGCGAGACGCGGCCGGCGTCCTTGTCCTTCAGCAGCAGCACGCCGATTAGCGCGCCGAAGATCGAGAACAGCAGGACTGATGTCTGCATGCCGAACGGGAAATGCGCGCTGTTGCCCAGCGTGGTCGGCAGCACGTCCGGCGTCATCGCTGCACTGCCGGTGGCCACCAGGCCGGCGCCTGCGATCGCCTTGAGTGCGACCGTCACCGAGTCAGCCATCATGCACGCACCCCTGCGAGCTCGAGGCCCTTGACGATTGTTGCGTCGGACCAGTAGTGGCCGCCGTTCTCGTGGCGGGCGATGGCTTTCGCGATGCCGAAAGCCGTGTCGAACTTCGTCACATCGATCCGCGCGTCCGGATCCACGTTCAGCGCCTTGGCGACTTCGCGCACGTAGGCACTGGTGATGTTCTCCGTAGGCGGCGCCCAGCGGTTGATGATGGCCTTGACCGTGCGCAGGCCATGCTTGTTCTGATACGTCTGCAGGACCTTCGCCAACGCACGAAAACCGAACTCGGCCGAAGTGAAGACGCAGAAGCGTGCCTCCTGCTTGCGGGCTTTCTCGCTGCGATCCTCGCCTTGCCAGGCGACGCCGCTGCGATCGATGTTGCCGGGATTGTTGTTGCGGACACCGCGTGGCGCTGCCATGTCATTGGTCCTTGGACAGGCAGGCGCCCGCTCCGCCGTACGCGCCCTGACGAGGGGAAACGCGTGCGGCGGCCGGCGCCTGGAAGGTGGCGGTGTTGACGGTCACGTCAGGCTTCAGGCGACCTTGGGAACGCCGGCGCCGGGGCACAGGCGCACCAGCACTTCGGTGGTGCCGTTGCCGGCGGCTTCGACTGCGTAGCCGAAGTTCTCGACGTCCGGCACCGCGGCCGAGGCGACGATGACGCGGCTGGCGCTGACGTCCCAGGTCACGGGATCGCCGGCGGCGATGACCGCAGTGTTGAGCTTGGGCAGCCGGAACACGCCTTCGACGTGTACCGCAATGGTGGCGCCGATCGCGCCCTTGGTGACTGCGACGCCGAGCATGCGGCCCTTGGTCACGACGCCGCCGCTCTCGACGGCCGCCGTGAGGGTCACGTCGAGGACGCGGCCGTCCTGGTGTGCGTTTTTCATGTTGATTCTCCGAAAGTACGGGGTGAGGTGAGGTGGCGTGTGCAGGACCTGGGCGCCGGGCTAGCCGGCGCCCGAGCTCGTTACGCGCCGGGGTTCTTCTGCAGGCCGCGGTAGTCGGCGATCGCAGGTGCCGCGTCCAGGCGAACCTTCCAGGCGACGCCATCAACGGTGAAACCTTCGTGCTGCTCCAGGTACGGCGTCTGGTTGCCGTCCAGGTAGCCCACCACGATGCCGTCGACGATCGCCGGGTCGGCGGCGCCGTACCATGCAGTCGCGCTGTTGTCGTCCAAGCGACCGTCGTCCACCACATCGAACGTGTTCTGCACGATGTTGGGCGTGGTCAGGTTCTTGCTGCCGCTCACTTCGTACTGACTGGTGCGCACCGTGCGTGCCAGGCCACCGAGCGCGATCGGCGTCAGCAGCGTCTTCAGCGGCACACGGATCGTGTTGCCGTCCTTGTCCTTCTGCAGCGCCATCGCCTGGCGCATCTGGTCGACGCTGGTCGTGCTGATCACCGAGCCGGTCATCAGGTTCTTGTGCTCGGCGCTGAACAACGCGAAGCCGTCCGCGAGGGTCGGATTGCTGGTCAGCAGGTTGAACACCGCCTTCGCGATGGTGCGCTTGGCCGCCTGGCCGAGCTTGCGCGGCACGTCGCCGAACACGCCCAGGTCATCGTTGATGATTGCCTGGCGGGTGATCGAGAACAGGCGGCCGTAAGTGACGATCTGCATCGCCTGCGACTGCTCGCTGAAGGTGCCGTACTTGTACTCGCTGCCTTCCGGCACGATCAGCAGGTCGCTGAAGGCACCCAGGCCGACCAGGTTGGTCGGCTTGAAGTCCGGCACCGAAACGGCGCGGGTGAACTTCTCGAACTGCTCTTCTGCTTCCTCGTAGCCCTTCAGCACCGCCTTGCGGGCGGTGTCGCCCAGCAAGCCGGGGAAGTCCGATGTCGAGTGCGTGAAGGCCAGGCCAACGATTTCCTTGCGGTCCAGGCCGCGCGTGTTCACGCCGGCCTGCACCAGGCTCTCGCGGGCCAGGTCGACCATCGTGAAGCCGCGATACGGATTGTCACCTTCCGCCTTCGCGAAGCCGACGCGTGCTTCGATCGCGTTGCTCATCGCCTTGCGGGTCAGATCGCGCTGGTCGGCACCGGCCACGACGCCGGCGTTGCCGTTGAGCGGGCCGGCGCCGTTCGCCATCAGCGACAGGATGTGCTTGCCGACGTTGGCCGCGGTAACTGCGGGGTCCGCTTCGGCGATCACTTTCTCGACGTAGGCCTTGACGTCGGCGTTGCCCATGTGAGGCTTGGCCATGTCCAGGATCTCGGTGTTGCGGGTGCGCAGCGCGGCGAGGGCTTCGTCTCGGGCTTTGGCGGCCGCCTGCTTTTGTTCTTCGGTCATTTCGACGTCTCCGGTGGTGTTGCCGGCGACCGCCGGCGGTATGGCGTCGGCGGTGGCCGACGTGTTCGGTGCAGCGTTTGCCGCCGCCCTGGCCGGGATCTCCCGGCCAGGGGCGGACGTGCCCTCGCTGTTGTTGTTCGGTGCGCGGAACGCAGCCGCAATCCGCTCGGGCATGCGCTCGAGGTACGGTGCGAACGAGGCCTGCGCGACGACCTTGGCCTTCGCGTTCTCCGCAGCCTCTTCGGTCGCGGCGTCCTCGGTGATCACGTCGCAGAAGCCGAGTTCTTTCGCCTCGGCCGCGGTGTAGTAGTGGTCCTGGTAGTCGCGCAGGAGCAGGAGCATCGCGTCGACCGTCTTGCCAGTCTTGGCTGCATAGCTCGATGCGATCGAGCCCTCCATTACCTTGAGCACGTCGATGTACGCTTCCAGGTCGCGCACGTTGCCCCACGCGCCGCCCCACGGCGCATGCACCATGAGGATCGTGTTCGCGGCCATCTGCACCTTGTCGCCGGCGCAGGCGATTACGCTGGCGATCGAGGCAGCGATGCCGTCGATCGTGACGTTGATCGTCGCCTTGTGTCGCTTCAACGCGTTGTAGATGGCCAGGCCATCGGTGACGCTACCGCCGTAGCTGTTGATGCGGACTTCGATCGTTGTGGCGGTGATGTCGTTGAGTTGCTTCACGACATCGATCGCCGCCACCGACTCACCCCACCAGCTGTCGCCGATGTCGCCGTAGATCAGGAGCTCGGCGGTGTCGTCGCCCTTGGCGATGACCTCCAGGCGGCCGGGAATGGTGGCCACGGGACCGGCGGCGGCAGACGCCGCGATCGCGATGGCAAGGGCGGCGGACAGGTGATTGCGCTTCATCAACTTTTCTCCGTGAGCGTGGAACGAACGACCGCATCGCGCACTGCGGCGCGAGCGTTCGGATCGTTGGTCGGTGCAGCTTGGCCCAGCTGCAGCGATTCGCGCTGCTTGTGCCAGTCGGCGGTTTGTTGGAGCACTTCGTTCGGGTTGTTGCCGAGGGCGAGTGCGTTCTGCTGCGGCGATGTCCAGCCCCGATCTTCGTATTCACCGCGGGCCATCGCTTCCTTGAGCGGATCGATCCACGGCATCATTGGCCGCACATAGGTCGACGCCATCAGGTGGCGCATTTCCCATCCGCGCGGGAGCTTGATCAGGCCGTCAAGCACCACGGCTTCGCAGAAGCGACGGCGCGTCTTGCGCACCGACTGTGCAATGAACTGTTCGGCGAGCATGAGGTACGCGCCCCACTTCTCGACGAGCTCCTGGCGCTGGGCGCTGTACGTGCCGTTGTAGTCGAGCGACAAGCTGCTGTAGCTCACACCAACGCCGCCGGCGGCGGCGCGCAACTGCTCTTTACGCCACGTTGCGGCGTTGGGATTGGGGCGGTTGCTGGCGATCGTGCCGACGTCTTCGCCTGGCAGGAGCTCGTCGAAGATCGCGCCAGGTGTCATGCGCAGATCGCGCACCTGGTCGCCGTTCGGCTCGATGATCAGCGCACCGCTGGTCGCGCCTCCGCCGTTCTCGCCCTTCTTGATGAAGGCACACATCGAGGCGGCAACCTTTGCGGCGATGCGCTCGGACTCTTCGTAGTCCTTAACGTCCTCGAAGCGCGACATCGACGACGCGAGAACCGACAGACCGCGCACCTGGTGCAGTCGGTCGATCAGCGCGATTTGGTGCATGCGGTCGGCGCTTACCCGCTTCATCTCCAGGTTGAACCCGAGCACGTCGCCCGGATGGTTCTTGTATACGTGCCAGGCGAGGACGCGGCCCCAGTCGTTGCGCTCGCAGCCCTGCAGGATCTTGCGGCCTGGATCGGTGAAGTCGAGCGGCACCAGGTCCGCCTCAAGCATCTCGATCGCGTAGCGAACCGGAGTGTCGTAGGTCAACGCAGTGACAGGACCGATCAGGTCCTGGAAGTAGGTTTCGCCATCGCGGAACAGGCTGCGCGCCTGCAGCTGCTGGCAGCGGCCGTAGTCGTGTTGGCCGGTGACTTCCGGATGGTCCCACCAGTCGTCCCACAGGTCGTCGAGGTCCTGCGCCATCGCCCGATCGATCTCCCCGCCAGGCTTACGCGGTGCAGACAGCACGTCGATGCCGGAGCCGACCGTGTTCTGCACCAGGATGTTGATCGCGTTGCGTGCCAGGTCCAGATCGCGTTCGAGGTGGCGCGCCTGGTCGCGGAGTTGCTTGGCATCCATGCCGACGATGGCGTTGCCGCTGCCCCAGTCGCGTGCCAGCTTGCGGGCGCGACTGGGGCGCGTGACTTCGTGTGCGCGGGCGCTGACCTTGGCGTCAGCTAGCTGAGCGATCGACCGCGCTGCGCGATCGACCGGGATGGTTTCCAGCAAGCGCTGGCGAGCGGTGGAGGCGCTGCCCATTACGTCACCCCGCCGAAGTCGGCCGTGGCGTATCCGGGGCGTCCACCGCGCCGCTCAGACGCCACGGCCCGCTGCAACTTCTCGATCTCGGCGCGGATTTCCTTGAGGTCGGCGTACCGGAGCTCGCGGTCGCCGAAGCGCACCGACTGACCCTTGAGGATCTTCACCTCAGCGGCCCGGTAGAGTTCGAGGCGTTCTTCGTTGATCGTCGGCATGAGGACAGGTTCCCGCCCGAGCCGTGCCAGAACTAGGCAAAACCGGGAACGCGTCGTCACCGAAAACCCTGCGCTGGCGGGCATTTACAAACTTTTTTGTCCCGTCTTTGCCAAAACGCGGCACGCACCCGTATCGTCTAGCTTTGATTCGGGCTTCACGCCCCGCAGGAGGACCGCATGCTCGCCCTGATTTTCGTGGCCGCCCTGGCCGCCAGTTCGACTGACCCCGCCGAAGCCGAACGCGTTGGCATCGAGCGCGCCCAGGCGATGATCGCCGAGAAGCTGAAGGACCCCGAGGCGGCGCGGTTCAAGGACGTCCAGTTCAATCCGGAGACTGGCGTCGCCTGTGGCCAGGTCAACACCAAGAACTCGTTCGGCGGCTACATCGGATACCAGGACTTCATCGTCAAGGGCGACTTCGCGCTGACGCGAGGCGAAGCCGCCGCCTCGTTGCAACCACTGTTCGATGAAGGCTGGAAACAGTGCAAGCAGCCACGCGCCGCGGCCGCGCCCGCCACGTAGCGGTGTCACCGCTTCGGCTTCGGCAATCCTCCAGGGAAGAGTCGGTACAGCTGGCGCCGGGACACCTGGTAATCGCTCATCACCCGCTTGACCGCATCGCCGCGCTCCAGCGCCACGCGGATCTGCGCAACCTGGTCGTCGCCGCGCACGACGGGAAAATACGGGCGCTGGCCGGCGAAGCACGCCATCACCGAATCGACGAACGGCTGCGCCATGCGTTCGCTGACGCCAACATCCCGGATCAGCGCCTCTGTGATCTGAGCGCGGATCTCGGCCTCGCGCTTGCGCGTCGCGTTCATAGGCCCCACCCGTCGCGCGTGCCAATGCCAGCGTGCCGACGCGGTGGGCGTGGTGTTTCACGGGAATCCACGGCGGCCGGTTGCATCGCCGGCGCCGGTGCCGGCAATGGCGATGTTTCACGGGAATCCGAATCGGGTAGCGGACTGAAGAGGTCGACTGCCGGCTCGAGCCGTTCCTCTAGCACCGTCCACTCGTGGTCGCGGATCATGTCCAGGCGCACCGCGGGGCTCAGCGCGGCCCAGTACGCGTACACCATCGTGTCGAACGATTCGTTGCGTGCGCCCTTCGGCGTGATCCAGCGCTTCGCGTTGAGGTCGTAGTACTCCACGGTCAGGCCCTTGTAGTACTCGGGCGTCAGCTGGCCAGGATCGGGCTTCAACGGGTCGAACGGCTCACCCTGGCCACCCGGGAAGCGGAGCATGCGCCGCTCGATGTCTGTCTCCGGATTCGCGTCCGCGGTCAATCGCCCGAACAGGATGTGCTTGGCCACGTCGGTGCCGACGCCCCACACGCCCACGCTTCGCGCGATCGTGCGATCGCGGTCGTTGACTTCGGTCTTCGCCGGCTTGTACACGACGCGCTCTGACTTTGCCGAGCGACCGCGCACCACGTAGAGCTTCTGCGGGCGGAATCCGCCAGCGACTTGGACCAAGCGCGACTGACCGGAGCGGAGCACCTTCGACTTCACGTACTGCGCCACCATTTCGGTCCAGTTGCCACCGTCGATCGCAACCGCCTCGCCGATCATCATCGCGCCACCGCAGTTGCGGTAGCTGCGCATGAGCCAGGCATCGAGTTCAGCGTAGCCTTCCGGCGTCGACGGATCGCCGGGAATCACGTCGTAGTCGACGACCGAGGCGCGCTGGCCACGGCCCCAACCGATCACCTGCGCCTCGAAGCGGTCGTGCTGGCAGTCGACGCCGATGGTCAGCACCAATGAACCACGTGGAACACGGCCGCGGTGCCGGCCAGGTTCGGCACGCGCCGCGATGATGTCCGGGTCGGCCTGCTGCCGTTCGCCCTCGAAGGCCAGGCCTTCGTAGGTGTTCGTGAAAGTGACTTGCTTCGACGGATCCGCTTTGGCCTTGGCGCGCTCGCCGGCGATGTACAGCCATGACTCGCCGAGTCGATACGGCGCGTACAAGGCGTTGAGGTGGAAGCCCGGCACGTCGCGCTCGGGAAAGCGGGCGATCCACACGGCCCGCTCGAACATCCAATCCTTGTGCGTTTCTTCGATCGCCTTGCCGCAGTGCTCGCACAGGTATGTGCCGTCGTCCTGCAGGTTGTCCATGCGCAGGACCTGCAGGCGTTCGCAATGAGGGCATGGCACGTGGCGTTCGCGCTGGTCGCTCGCCTCGTACTCGTCGTCGATGATGCTGTCGCCCTTGATGGTGGGCGAGCTGCAGAGATAGATCTTGCGACGGCCCTGGTAGGTGCCGGTGCGGCGGATGGCGGCTTCCAGTGCGCTGCCCTGGCCATTGAGGTTGCGCAGGAACTCGTCGACCTCGTCGCAGTAGAGGTAGCGGACCGGCATCGAGCGCACGGCCACCGAACTGTTCGCTGTCGCAATGACCAGGATGCCGCCGGGGAACTCTTTCGCGCGGACGGTGTTGCCGCTGTCGCGGCTGCGCGCAGGCGGGACCACGCGGCTCCATTCCGGGCTTGCCTCGATCGACGGCGCGATACGCTGCTTGCTATGTCGCTCGGCCAGGTCGATGCCCGGCACCAGCAGCATGATCGGGCCCGGGTCGTGGCACATGTTGTGCCCGATCGCGTTGATCAGCACTTCCGTGCCGCCGACCTGCGTCGGCTTCTTGAAGACGATCTTCTCGGCCGGATGGCTGGGCGACAGCACGTCCATGATCTCGACCAGGTGCGGGTTGCGCGTGTTGCGCCACGGGCCAGGCTCGGCCGAGCTCGCTTCCGGCAGCACCCGGTAGAGCTCGGACCACATGCTGATCGTGAGCGGCGCCCGCGGCAGCCAGGCCTTCGCCCACGCCTGGTCGACGATGTCCTCGGCGTTACCGAGAAGGTCGACGAAGTCGGCGTCGTCGAAACTCACGCGGCCTCCGCCTGGTCGTCGGGCTTCGGCATGGCCAGGCCGGCCAGCGCCTTGCAGAACTCCCGGTCCGACTCTTCGAGCAGCTGCTCGATGCGGCGCGGATCCGTCTCAAGCGCGAGCGTCGGCGCGAGGCGGCGCCGGCGGGAGGCCAGCACATCGAGCGCTTGCCGCACGTGGTGGGCGATGCGGTTCGTGACATCAGCCGCGTGCAGGAGGTCGCCGGCCTCGCGGGCGAGCTCGAGCTCGCGCTGCATCGCGCTGGCGCGCTTGTCGCGGGCGGCCTCGCGCTGGTAGTTCAGCCGGTCGGGGTCAGCCTCGTAGCCGCCCTCCGGCGCCGCCGTGGCGCCTGTGCGGGCGCTGGATGCGCCAGCGGCAGCCGGCGCCCGCTGGCGGCCGGTACGGTCGCCGCCGCGGCCAGGATCAAGCGTGGCGCGCAAGCGGGCATTCGATGCGTTCGGCAGCACCCGCCCGTCGCGGTCCAGGACCAGCATGTCGCGGCTCTTCCAGCGCGACACCATCGCTTCCGACACGCCGCGCAGCGCAGCGAACGCCGCCTGCGTGATGCCAACCTCGGCCGCCAGCGCCTGAAGATCGGCGGCGGCGGTCTCATTCCTGTCTGAGTTTTGCGGGCCGGTGGTCATTTCAGCCCTTTCCTGAAACCTTTCACACGTAACCCATTGAAATTAACCAAAAACTTTAGGCAGAAACTACGCGAGAATCGCGCGCTTGCTGCCCGCAGGAAGGTCCCCCCCGGGGAGGACCCGCGTTCCACGGGGCACGTTCCACGGCCCGGGGCCCGGCGTGCCGCACCGCGGCATCGAGCCTGCCCGACCGTCGTTCCCGACCGCGCCGAGGTCGGGCTGAGGTTGGGATGCGAACGAACCGCAACGCCCGGCCTCTTTCCCGACCTGCCCAACCTGCCCAACCTGCATGGGTTTATGTGATGCGAAGAAGGTCGGTAGTGACTGCCATACGCACGTGAGCCCGAAAGGTCGGGAAGGTTGGGCAGCGCCGCAACACACTTAGCCCGAGGTCGGGCAGAGAGGTTGGGCAGGTCGGGCATGGGCGCCCTCAAGGTTGGGCAAGCCCTAGAAGGGGCAGTCGTCATCAACGCCTCCCGCCGGCTTGGGTGTGCCGTCGTCCCCCATATCCCCGCTTGCGCGCAGCCAGCGCCGTTCCCGCACCGCTCCGCCGTCGACAAGCATTCGTCGGTGCGTCCAGCCCAGGCGCTTCATGATTGAGGACACGCGCATCTGCTCGGGCCTGCCATGCTTGGCTGCGTCAGCGCCGATCGCGAACTGAAGAATCTCGTCTGTCGTAGTCCAGTCGACGCGGGTCGTGTAGGCCAGACGGTTCGGGTAGGCCTTGTCGCCCTGGCCCTGGCCCTCCAGCCACCGGCTGATGCGCCCCTCCCAGCTGTCCTCGAAGTAGCGCGCTTCCTGTTCCTCGGCCGCATCGTCGGGCAGCTTCCACCAGGGAACGCCGGCGTCGAATAGGTGGACCGCCTCAGCCCACAGCTGATCGCGCAGTTCGATGATCTTCTCGAGCTCGATCACGCCATCGTCCAACACGCGCACGGGTAGGAAGCGGCGGCCGCCGGTGTGGTCGCGCAGGTACTCGGTTTCGTTGGTGGTGCCGACGAAGACGCACTCGCGGCGGTACGACCGCGGCACCCGTTCATAGGGCGCCCGGTACTTGTCGACGCGCCTGGTGATGGCGCCTTTGACGCTGGTGACGTCGGCTTTGCTGAAGCTGTCCATCTCGGCGATCTCGACGCCCCAGCAACCGAGGATGACCTGGTAGAAGTCCTTACCCGCGGGCGACTCTAGTGTTTCGACGTACCACTGTGCGCCGAACAGCGCCTCGAATGAGGACGTCTTCTTCTTGCCCTGGCCACCTTCAAGCACGAGCATGAAGTCGACCTTCGATCCGGTGAACGGTTGCTTCGGATCCATCCACAGCAGACGCGATGCGGCCGACACCATGAAGCACGTCGCGGCCTGCAGGTTGTAGGGCTTGTCCTCGGCGCCGAAGAGATCCACGAACATGCGCTCGACGCGCGGCGTGCCGTCCCACTTCAGACCGCGCAGGTACTCACGTATCGGATGCCGGCGATGGCGCCTGGCCACGGTGATGACCGACTTCAGTGCGAGCTCATCGCTCACGCTCATGTAGTAGCGATCAGGCGACTGCAGCCATGCCGCTAGCTCGCAGCTATCCGTGTCGGTGAACTCGTCTCGATTGCCGCCGGTCCACGGCGGGTCCGAGGCCAGCACCACCTGGTTGCTCGACTCGTTGAGCCACACCATGCCGGCGAGGTTCTCGTCGTTCTCCAGAATCATGATGCAGTTGTGCAGCGAACCCTCGACGCCGCCATCCTTGCGCCGCGTGAGCGAGTTCTTCCATGCGTTCGGATCGGAGTCGCCTGGCGGTGGCGGAGACCCACCACCGTCGACAACCGTGAACTTCTTCTTCGATCCTGCCACGGCGGTCATCCTCGAATCACTTCGAGGTCGCCAACGCGCTGCGCGGCCCAGGTGGCCAGCTGTCGCGGGGTCCATCCATCATCGAGTGCGTCGGCAAGGTCCCAGCCTTTCGGCTGGCCCTCGGGATCGATGTAGCGCATCGCGCGAACGCCGGCGCGCTGCAGGAACTGAGCGACGCCAGGATGCTGCAACCCGCTGTAGTCGCGGTGGCCGAGCATGGCATCGCGGCCCGGCTGATCGGCATCGGGCCACAGCACGACGTCGCGGCCAGCGAGCGGCGACCAATCGACGTAGGGAATGCCCTTGCCGCCACCTGGCCAGGTCACCACCGCGTACATCGGCAACGCGCCAGCGCCAGCCGCGCGGCATTTTTCGCCCTCCGGCATCAATACAGGCGCGAGCGGCTTCGCAGCCAGGTCATCGAGCCCGCAGAGCGGACGCGGCGTCGGGAAAGGTCGAATGCACCACTGCATCGCGCCATCGGGCCCGATGCACCAGGTGATGGTCGGAGTGATCTTGCCGTCGCCAAACTCGCAGCGCAGGACGTAGCCGAGCAGCGACCCGGCGCTGTTGCGATAGGCATCGGCACGCGTCGGCCTGAATCGCGAGTGGCGGCCATAGCCGATAATCTCGCCGTCGCCGTTCTTCACGGCGCGCTTGGGATTCCATATCGGCACGGTCCACCCGTCGTCGCGCAGTAAGTTCGGCGCATCGTCCGGGACAGGCAGCAACGGCACCCACTTCTGAACCGGGCCAGCCTCGACAGCAACCGGATCCGATTCCCGAATCGGTGCATAGTCGCGGTGGCCCAGCTTCTCGCAGGCCTCTTTGAAGTCCAGGTGATCGTGCCGCATGACGAAGGCGATCACGTCATGGTGCGCGCCGCAGCCGAAGCAATGCACGAAGCCCTTCGCCGGCGACACGTAGAACGACGGCGTGCGCTCCTGGTGGAAGGGACAGCAACCTTTCCACTCGGATCCGTCGCGCTTGAGTTTCACGTAGGCGCCGACGACGTCGACGATATCCACGCTGGCGCGCAACGCTTCGGTGTCGATGCGTGGTGCGGGCGCGTTCAAATCAGCGCACCTTTGCGGCGTGCCCCGAGCGCCTCCCGCTGCTGGCGGAACTTGATGGCCCGGTACTGCACGCGGAGATAGTCCGCGTTGCGCTCTCTGCAGGAATGCGGTGCGCCGCAACCCTTCGAGCAACCGGTAGGCAGCTTGGCGATCTCGCCGGCCCAATCTTCGAGCGGCAGCTTCGAGATAGCCATCGCAAAGTGCGAGCAGCACCACAGGCTCATTCGGTCACCTTCAGCACCAGGCCGAGCTCGCCTTGCCGGCGCTGCGGCGCTTCCGACTCGCGTCGGAATCGCTCGCGCTCGGCGAGTGCCTCGTCGGGCGTCATCGGCGGTGCCTCGGTGTCGATCGCGGCGATCGCAGCAAGCACGCCGCGCCTCGATGCCGCGTTGGCGGGTTTCCAGCAGCGGCGTCGAGCGGGCTGCGCGCGCATCGCCGATCACCGCTGCCTTGCCCAGGGCGCGAACTGTGCGTTGCGCCGTTGATGTTCTTCCTCGCACTCATCGCAGCGCTGGGCGCCTTGCGCGGTGCGCTCGGGTCGAATCGGTTCGCCACAATCTAGGCGCTCGCAGGTTGTGCGGCCGGCCCGCGCGGTGCGCTGAGCCTGATGCCGTTTGATTGAGTCCTGCACGTGTTCGTCGTTGAACGACTGCAGGTGGTCCATTGCGTCAGGCATGCGTCCGGTCCCCTTCCGGCATGAGTGCTGTAATCGAACGACGAACCGACAGCACAGCGCTGATCAGGTCGTCGGACTTGTTGAGAATCTGCAGGGCGTGCTTCAGATCAGCCTCGTTGATGCGGCCGTCGGCCATCGCTGGCGCGATCGCACTCAACAGTTCGCCGAATTCCGTGCTGAGTTCGCCGACGCTACTGACCGCGTTCGTGTCGACGTTATCGATGCGAACGCAAAGATGGCCACGTCGACGCGCGAGGTCGCGTTCGCAATCGGAGCGGAAAGGCTCGGGCAACGCGGACACCCACGCGTCCTCGAGGTCGGCCGGCAGCACCTTGACCGTGCCGTCCATATAGCGGCGCAGCACCTGGCCGTTGTCTTTCATGGCTCGGCAGAGCGCATCGCCTTCACCGAGGCGCAACTTCACCTGGCGAACATCGGGCGCGACCAGTGCGTGGTAGCGCTCCGCGACGGCCATCGCGAACGAGTTCGCGTTCGTTGCTGTCTCGTCGAGCATGCGCCGGGTGTATCCGAAGATCACCGACTGGCGCGGCGGCAGATACTGAGGCCCGCGCTTCATGCGGAGGCCCTCGCTGGTGCGAGAGGATGCAGGCTATGTTCGATCACACCCGCCTTCGGTTCACTGCCCTGCACGAGTTCCACGTCGAACGTGGTCGCGGTCAGGTCATGGCCGTCATGTTCCAGCTGGCGCCGAGCGCCTCCCCTGTTAGGCGCGTACATTCAGGCCGCCTCAGCGGGTCGCACCCGCTTCGTGTAGCTGATGACGGCGCCGGCGGCGTCGCGGTGCCACTCCAGGTCGGGCAGCAGCTGCTCGACGGTGACCAGGCCAAACTCCCGGGCACGGTCGGCCGCGGCCGGCGACTCGGCGACGATCCCGGCCACCGCGCGCTCGATGGCGATCGCGGTGTCCTCGTCGAACCCGTGCTGCAGCCAGTAGTGGACGTGACCCGAAGCCGGCTTCCCCTTGACCCGGCGGGCGAGCTCGGTTTGGGTGCCGCAGATGGCGATGGCGCGCTGTAGTGCGTTCACGGAGGCCCATATGCAAGAAAACTTGCGACAAGTTACCGCAAACTTTTTTGCGGCGCAAGGCTGCAAGATCCCTTGTATGCAACTAGGCCAGATCGTCGCGGAACTGATGAAGCAGGAGGGGCTCAGCCTGTCCGGCGTAGCTGAACGCGTGCGCGCCCAGGGCGCCCATAACGTGAAGCACCAACACATCCAGCAGCTGATCGAGTTCCCAAACCGGCGGCCGCGCTATCTGCCAGAACTGGCGAGGGCGTTCGGTTTCACTGTGGAGCAGCTGATGGCGTGGCGCCCCGGCGACATTCCTAACCGCGTTCAGGAGTCGAGCTCAGTCTACGGATCGATGTCGCACGACATGCGAAGCGGGCTTGAGAGGATGGCCTCCACGGTCAAGTTGCTTCAGTACATCGTGGAGATCCAGAACGGCCCGCCCGAGGCGCTCCACGACCCCTACCTTCTCACCATCGCCCACGAGATCGTCTCGGAGGCTGGCGAAGCCGTCACTGATAGCAACCTGATCGAGTTCAGCCGGCGGTTCGCCGCCAGACAACGCGAGCGGGAGATCAACGATGGCACTAAGCGAAAATCGACTTCGGGAACTGGCGGGGATGATCTCGGCGCGCATGGACGAACTGCGTCCGGCGCCGGCGGGAAGGGCAAAACCGCAACTTAGAGTCGTCACTACTCCGAAGCCCACGCTGTGGGATTCGATCACCCGCGAGTGCGTTCTTAAGCGGGTACGCTTCCTGCGCGATCGCTGGGGCATGCACTGCTTGGTCGACCAGGCGACGTTCAACGTGCCGAACCTGGATTGTCTCGAAGACGAGGATCTCGCACGCCTGCTGCACGACATGGAGCATGCCCGCGAGTGCAGCCGCGACGGCATCGATTGGGAGGAGGCCGGGCTGATCCGGTCGGTCGCCCGGCACGTCCCCTTGGACGCGTTCGACTAACAGCCGGACCGCAATTCTGCGCAAAAAGCGGCATTCGCCCCCTGTAATCAGGCCCTCGTAGACCGCTCGCAAGCCCCGTTTATCGGGGCTTGCGTCTTTTTACGGCATCGCCGCAAGAAAACTTGTTGACTTGGCCGCAAGTTTTCTTGCAGTATCGCGCTCGCCCCCTCCGCGGGGCGGCGGCCGGCAGGCCACCAGCTGGCTCCCCTCCAGCGGCCCCATCCCCAGGGCCAAACCTGCCGGCCGCCTTCCTTTCACCAGGAGGCGCCCATGTCGCATCTGCTGCAGAACCATCCCGGCCTCGTCGCGATCTTCGTGCTGATCGCGCTGGCCTTCCTTGCTGTCGTGCTCGCGATGGCGTTCGGCTGGGCCCGCCAGCGGGCCGAGCGTCTCGAGCACATGCAGCGTTCCGTCAACGCGATTCGGTGGCCCGGCAGCAACCCGGCGCCGCACCAGCGCAAACCGGTACCGCCGCCAAATCCACCGCGACGCACTGCACGCGCCGAGATGCGGAGTCGGGCGCGATGAACGATCAGTCGATACTCATCAACACCTGCCAGGGCTTCCCACTGCGCTTCAGCTACAGGCCGGAATGGGACTCCATCAGCGCGGCGCTGTTCCTGCGCCCCAGCCGCAGTGATCGCAAGCTCGGAATCAAGAACGGCAGCACCCTTGTGTTCGTCGCAGGTGATCGCGCGCAGAGGATTCGCCTCCAGGAACCCGAAGAAGAAGGCGACGGCTACGCGGTGTGGCTGGCCAGCACCGCATTCGATATCGATCAGCCGACCCATGCACGCATGAAGGAATGGATCGCGAGCACGTTCCCAGTCAGCGGGAGCGCGCCGCGATGATCATGCACGACATCCCACCGTCTTCGCCGCTCAAGCACGAATCGTGCGGCCACGTCGCCCACCTGATCGAAACGCGCGGGCGGGTGAAGATCGACCCGCGCCTGTTCGGCATGCCTGCTCGGCAATACCACGTCGAGTGCACCCACTGCGGCGTGGCCACGCCACCCGTCTATTCCCAACGTACCGCCGAGCAGCTGTGGAGCTACGGCGAGGCCTCGTTGGTCCCGCTCACACAGCTGCCGATCCTCCGCCTCGCTGCGGAGCGCTCGCTGCTGGCCGCTTGAAGGAGCTCGCCATGCAACTGATCCAGATCATGTCGCCCCAGCCGGCGGCACGCCACACCAGCAGCCGCGCCGACGACGCCGAAGTGACGAAGGCGGTCCGCCGACACGCGCAGTCGATCGGCTGCGACTCCAGCAACACGCAGGCCGCCATCGCGTGGGCGCTGCGCTCGCCTGGCCACACGCTGCAGGCCGTGCGTGAGGGTCGCCGTCGCGCAGAACAGCTGCGCGGGCGACAAGCCCCCGTACCCGCCTGAAACACATCCCTTTCGCCCAATCCCCCGGCGGAAGTTCGCCGGGTCTTTTTTCCCGCCGAGGCCACCATGTCGAACAAGCACATCCTCCCGCCGCTGCAGCGCCAGGCGCTGCTCTCGATGCTCGCCGATCCCGAGCGAGCGCTCACCCGCGTGCCTGGCGGTTTCTACTGCCCGGCCAACTGGCCGCACCCGGTATTCACGGGCCGCACCATCAAGGCGATGGAGCGAGACGGCCTGGTCAAGCTCGACGCGCCGCTCTGCACCACGCGAGTCGAGTTCACCGACGAAGGCGCGGCGATCGCTACGCAACTGCACGAAGCCGACCAGGCGCAGGCAGGTGCGGCATGACGGTCGACACGGCAATTCGTCGGCTGCTCGCGCCCGAAGCGATGCCAGCGCGTGACGCAGAAGGCTGGGTTCAGCACCCCGACCTGGACTTCCTGGTGGTTGATGGCCCCGATGGCGCGGATCTGCCAATCGACCCGGAAAAGATGAAGGCCGCGGGCTACGAGGCCTTCTACATCGGCCTCGAGCACGACCAGCACGAGGGCCAGGCTGCATACGACGAATACTTCAAGCATGGCGGCAACGCTGCGCGTTGGGAGCCCCGTCCACCGATCGGCAAGGGCTGGCGCCTGATCGCGATCTACGACACCGACGACGGCCCTTACGCCATGTTCGTCAAGGCGGTGATCGCATGAATAAGTCCGTGATCGTCTTCGGTCCAGCCGGATGCGGGAAAACGACCAACGCCGTGCGCCTCGCACAGCACTTCGGTTTGAACAAGATAGCCGATGAGGCTGATCTCAGTTCGCAGCCCACGCACCGCGGCTGGGAACTGGACACGCTGTACTTGGTGCAGGAGCGGCCAACGTGGGCGCCCGAAGAAGCGCGGCGCGTGATCGAGTTCTACGACGCGATGGCACTCGCGAAGGCCGGTGCGGCATGAAGCGGCGCGACATCAAGAAGTGCTGCCGCTGCGGTTGCGGCGTTGCCAAACACGGCATCGTGTTCTACACGCTGCGCCTGCAGCAGTGGGGCCTGAACCCGCAGGGCATCCAGCAGACGCACGGCCTCGAGCAATTCTTCGGCGGCGGCGCGGCTGGTGCTGCGCTGGCAGGAATCATGGGCGCGGATCCCGACATCGCCGTGCCTTTAAGTGAGCCAGGCAAGGATCTATGGGTGTGCGCCGAATGCGCCGTCACGCCCATGTCGCTGCTCGGCTTCCTGCAGGACGACATCGAGACGGAACACCGCGAGGACGCGGCATGAAGCTCCCACCGATCAACTGGCCGATCTACTGCATCGCCTTCTTCTACTGGCTGATCGAAACCTCCGCCTTCGGTTGGAACTGGACACCAGGATCGCCGGCGGAAGTGCTCGCCGATGGCATTGCGTTCGTGCTCTTCGCGATGGCGCTGGCGTTCCCTCCGAAGGCTCGTCCATCAATGCGAATCAGGCGCGTCGTGGGCAGCAACGGCGAACAGAAAGGCCTCTTCATCGTCGTGGACGCCGGGATACAGATTCACGAAGCCGAGGACCTGCGGGCATGAGCGCCGCCAAGCAACACGGCGCCAAGCGCACCGGGCGCGCATCCCTGGTGCGCAAGTTTCTCGGCGGTCAGCGCACGTCGAAGTCCGCCCGCGAGATCTTGGACGCGGTGGAGCCAGGCGGAAGCATCAACCTCATGACCGCCACGCTGGGCACGCTTCTGCGCTCCGGTGCGGTGGAGAAGCACGGAGCCGGCTTGGGCCAGGTGCGCTGGCAGATCGCCCGCCGCAATGCGACCTCGCCAAAGCCAGCTGCGCGAGCAATGAAGACATCCGCCGTCGCGACTCAGAAGGCGAAGCCGGCCGTGGCGGAGTCGGCGTCGAAGAAAGTCACGCGATCCGCGCCCACGCCGAAGGTCTCCAAGACCATCGTCCAGCCGACGCGCAAGTCTCGCGTCGAGCAGAAGACGAACTTCGCCGCGCCGCTCAGCACGGTCAAGGCCGTGGCCAAGCCCAGCGCAACAGCTGGGTTCGAGACCGTCGACGACTTCCTCCGTCGCGGCGGCCGCATCCAGGTGCTGCGGCCGGGCGAGTGCTCCCAGCCGCTGCAGTACGACCACTCGCACTACGCCGAGCAACGCGCCAAGGGGCGCACCACCCAGCAACGAACCCGCGCCAACAAGGGCGCTTGAAGGAGAACGCGCATGTCCGATTATCAGCAACTCAGCGGCCCCGATTTTCTGGACGCCGTATCCCAGGCCGAGACCGCGAACGGTCTGACGATCAACGGCGCCGAGTACAGCCGTCGCGCCGACCAGTGGAAGGACGATCTCAAGGCGCTGGAGCTCGCGCAGTCCCTGGTCGACATTCACCAACGGGCGATCGACAACATGCGGCGCAATGCTGCGCACGCCTACGACCTGATCTCTCGCGTCCGCCCCGACACCGATCACCTAGACGACTACGAAAGCGTGCGCATGACGCTGTCAGCGATCGGTGACGTGCGCTTCGGACCGACTGCCTGGGCCGACAACGTCGATCCGTTCGGTCGCAATCCGCGCCTCATGCCGATGCCTGGCGATCGCTACTACCTGCCGGTGGAAGTCGCTGCGTCGGCGTACAAGGACAATGGTGTATCCATCACCTACCGGCCGATGTTGCGCACCGACGCCGGCATTCTGGAGCCGAAGAAAGACCACGCATTCGTGGTGCTCGGCTGCCCCACCTGGTCGCATGGCGCGATCGGCGTGGTCGCCTCGCCGCGGCTGGCCTTCGAGGCCTGTCCGCTGAGCGAGACCGTCGAGAAAGCCGCCTGACATGCGGTCCGTCACGCTCAAAAAGACGCGCAGCGTCGGCAAGTCCGAGGTCCTCGTGCGCCGGTGCCGGCAGTGCGGCTGCACCGACATGCGGGCTTGCGCTGGCGGCTGCTGGTGGGTCGAGCCGGATCTCTGCAGCAGCTGCAAGGTGCCGCCGGCGACGAGCAACCATGGCGCCGTCACGCCTACGGATCGGCGCGCATGAACGTGCGCGCCATCGCCGGCCGGGCGCTCTTCAGCGACCGCATCGAGATCCAGCTGCTGCAGCGCACCGAGACCGGCCTATACGCGGCTCGACTCAGCTGGCAGCACGTCCCTGAAGGTGCCGAGGCTGAGCGCACCCAGTCACTCGACCTCGCTGCTGCCCAGGAGCTCATGGATTCGCTGTGGCAATGCGGACTGCGACCGAGCGAGGGCTCCGGCTCTGCAGGCGCGCTCGCGGCCACGGAGCGCCACCTGGCTGACCTACGGCAGATCGCCTTCCACTTCATGGAGCAGCCCCACCAGGGCGGCTCCTGATGTTCACAACCACCCACTACTGACGAGGAACCTATGAACGCACAGCCATCCATCATCCAGGTGCCGCTCTCGCAGCTGCGCCTCTCCCCACGCAACGCCCGCAAGACTGGCGGCCACGACATCGAGGGCCTGGCGGCATCCATCGCCGCGCACAACCTCCTGCAGAACCTGACCGTGACACCGGCACTGCGTGAGGACAAATACGAAGTCGTCGCCGGCGGACGGCGCTTGGCTGCGATGCAGCTGCTCCGCGATCGTGGCCAACTGGATGCCGAGTTCAGCGTGCCGTGCAAGCTGATAGTCGACGACACCGTTGCGCTCGAAGCAAGCACCGCCGAGAACACGCTGCGCGAAGCGATGCACCCCGCGGACCAGTTTGTCGCGTTCAAGGGCATGGTCGACAACGGCAAATCAATCGACGATGTCGCCGCCCATTTCGGCGTCCAGCCGGCGATCGTTCGGCAGAGGCTCAAGCTGGCCAACGTAAACCCGAAGCTGGTCGAGGTGTATCGCGAGGGCGGCATGCAGCTGGACCAGCTGCAGGCACTGGCATTGACCGACGATCAGGAATTGCAGCGCAAGGTGTGGTTCGGCAGCAAGGAAACATGGCAGCGTCGCGCTGACGAGATCCGCAAGCGCATCACGAAGCAGGAGGTAGGGCCAGATAACCCGCTGGTCAAGTTCGTTGAGCCGTCGCTGTACGAGGCCGCTGGCGGCCCGATCCGCAACGATCTGTTCACTGGCCAGGTTTACTACGGCGACTCAAGCCTGTTGAACACGCTGGCGAAGAATAAGCTCGACGCGATCGCGCTGCAGGAGAAGGACGCGGGTTGGTCTTGGGTAGAGGCGCACATGCTGCTCGACTATTCGCAGCAATCGGCCTATGCCCGCAGCACGTTCGCCCCTAAGCGCACGAAGCCCACGCCCGAGGACGAGGCGCGCACCGCGGAAATCGAGAAGCGGTTGAAGGAAATCGAGGCGATCGAGGAAGCCAGCGAGCTCGAGCTCGACGACGTACTGCAGAACGAACAGGACGCGCTTCAGTCGGAACTCGAACTGATCGAGTCAAAGCGGGAACAGTGGCCGGCCGAAGCCAAGGCCAAGACCGGCGTGCTGATATACCTGGATCGCTATGAGGGCCTTCGGATCGAGCGCGGCCGCTTGCGGCCTGGCCAACGCGAAGGCGCCGCCACCAAGACCAAGGGCAAGGATGGCAAGCCGGCGAAGGCGGCTCTCAGCCAGGACATGGTGCAACGCCTCGAGATGCACCGCGTTGCCGCAATTCGCGAACACATCGCTGCTGATCCAGCCAAAGCGCTGCAGCTGCTGCTTGCGCATCTGCTGACGAAGCTGTTTTCGGATGGCTATTCCGAGTCCACGCTTGATATCGCGCCTGAAAATCAGCACCGCAAAGCACGCGGTCTGATCGACTCGAAGTTCGCCGACCTGGCCAAGTCGCCGGCGCGAAAGGCGATCGACGATCGCTTAGCCGAATGGAAGAAGGCCGGGTTGCCCGGCAAGTCCTCCGACATATATGCGTGGCTGGGAACGCAGAGCGAGGCCAAGCGGCTGCAGCTGCTCGCGCTGGCCACCGCACTCACCCTCGGCAGCAATCCGGGCACACGAGGCTATGCGCTGGCCGAACAGTTCGGTGTCGACATGACCAAGTGGTGGACCGCCACTCCCGAGACGTTCATCGGTGTCGTTCCGAAGGCGCTGCTCGCCGAAGCTGTCAGCGAAGTCGCCGGCAAGGCTGAAGGCGAGGCCGTATTGCTGCTGAAGAAGGACGGCGCAATGGCCGAGGCCGCGAAGAAACTCGCCGGCACGGGTTGGCTGCCGAAACCGTTGCGCGGCGCTGGCTACAAAGTCGGCAAGCCCGCATCCGCGAAGGCCGCCACACCGGCGACTGCGCCAGCGGCGAAGAAGGCGCCGGCGGCCGCGAAGAAGGCCACGAAGAAGGCGGCCACCAAGCCCGTCAAGAAGGCCGCGAAGGCGGTGCTGAAGAAGGGGGCCAAGTGATGGGATACCTGACCAACGGCCTCACTTTCAACGCGCTGCGCGGCGCCAACTGCGCGAGGCTGCCCGAGTTCAAAAACGCCAAGGGCGAGCCCGCACACAGCGAGCCGGACGGATCCGACTGGTCGCTGTCGGCTTGGTCGAATGCCGTGCTCGGCGAGCTCGGCGAGGCTGCCAACATCATCAAGAAGGTCGAGCGCGGCGACCTCACTCTCGACGAGGCTCGGCCGGCGCTGGCGAAGGAGTTCGCCGACGTTGCGACCTACCTGGACATCCTGGCATTCCGCGCCGGCGTCGACCTCGGCCGCGCAACTATCGACAAGTTCAACGAGGTGAGTGATCGCGTAGGTAGCCGCGTGTATCTGGCCGCAGACGACTGGCACTACCGAGAACGAGGCGGTGCCGCATGAGCATGGACTACCTGCGTCGGACCTACGGCGTCAATGTGAAGCGTGGCCAGCGTGTTGCGTTCGGCGCCGGCGATCAGCGGAAACTCGGAACCGTGACTGGCGCCTGCCACTACGTGCATATCCGATTCGACGGGCAACGCCACAGCGTGAACGTCCATCCAACGGACGCGGATCTGAGCTACCAGGTAGCGGAGGTGTCGCATGCCTAAGCAGAAGATTCGCACCACGACATTCGCCCGCGTCCAGGTGACCGTAGAAGTGCCCGCTGGCAGTTGGGGCACTGGCTGCGAACTCTCCCAGGTGTACCAGCAGGCGTCGGAAAGTGCGATCGGTACGCTGCGCAGGCTGTTCGTGGGGCAGAACGTGCGCATCGTTGGCGTTGCGAAGGTCGAGGCGGTCACCACAAACGCCGAGGGATCGCGCTGATGGACGACTTCCGGCCTCAGTTCACCGGCTTCGGGCCGGACGTCACTCACCGAGCGCCGCGATCAGCGGCCCCGCCTCCGGAGCAACCACCCGTGACCATCATTTCCAACAACGCGAACCGCATCCTGGATCTCATCACAGAGAACGGCGGATCCATGAGCGGCGACAAGCTGCGCGTGGAAGTCGCGGATCTGTCGCCGGTCGACCGGCGCAAGGCGATCGGCAAGCTACGCGAAGAAGGCCGTATCGTCTCCACAGGCGCCACCACGCGGGTAACGTATTACTTGCCAGGTCAGAAGCGTAGGCCTGACGAGCAGCAGCGCACAGCGGACATCGCGGCGTTCCAGCAGGGAGAGGAGATCGCAGCGCGTGTCCAGGCGATAGCTGGCCTGGTCAAGCCGCCGGTGCCGGACTACGCGCCGGTGTGCATGCATGTTCCGTTGCCTGACAACGTGGCGCCCGAACTGCAGTTGATGGCGGCGCTGGACTTCATCACCGACAAGATGTTCCTGCAGCACTTCGGTATTGGCCTCGACGACGCGCACGTCGCGCGTGCGACGTCCTGGCTGGCCAGCAAGTACCAGGTGCGCACATGAAGATCGCCGGCGTACCCGCCAGAAAGCCGGACCTGATCCGTGCTGCCATTCGCAACTTGGACGACACGAACCTCGGCCAGTTGATCACCGAACTCGCCTTCAGCACGAAGCTCGAGCAGTCCGCGCTCCACTTCGCGCGGAACGAGCAGCGCCGGCGGAATCGCCAGGCCAAGAAGGCGGCGAAGGCAGCCCAGTGATCGGTCATATTCTCCAGTTCGAGGATCTGCAGGAGCTATGCCGGCCGGGCGAGCACCCGCGCCTGGCCACGGTCGTAAAGTGGGCGGACGCCGCCGGGATCCGCTACAAATTTGACGGGAAGGGAGGGATCTGGACTACTCTCGATGCCCTTAATGCCGCGCTCGGCGTCGCCGCGGCGAACGACAGCGCCGCCTACGATCCCAGCCAGGTGTTGTGATGGCCGGCCGCAAGCGCAAGTTCGATCCGACGATTCCGAAGCACATCGACCAGGCTGGCATTCCGGCCGGTATCTATTGGGACGGCCGCTGGGGCGGTACCTGGTACGTGCTCGAGCGATCGCCCGAGGGTAAGCAAAAATGGCGCAGCGTGGCTCCGGCCACGGCCCTGCTGAGCGATCTCCACGTGATTGCCGAGGCCAGGGCAGGCAAGACCGACCGCAACGTCCTGCGCGCCTTGTGCGAGGCATTCGAGGAAAGCCCGCAGTTCCGCAAGCTTGCCAAGGCCACGCGCACCGATTACATCTACTGCCGCGGTGTCGTCGTGGACCTCAAGACGAAGCTCGGGAAGCCGTTCGGCGACTTAGTCACCAGGAAGATCAAGCGGCCGTTGGTGCAGCTGTTGATCGACGCGATCGCCGGCGGCACCGAGCGCGACGCGACGGGCGCCTTGATTCCCACGCCGAGTAAAGCGGTCCACGTCCAGCGCTACCTCAGCCGCTTGTTCGAGTGGGGCGCAAACCGCGGCTTCAACGACGTCAACCCGGCCGAAGGCATCGAACTGCCAGCGGAACGCAAGCTGCGGCGTCTACCTGAAGCGCAGGCCATGACCGACCTGGTCGCATTCGCTCGCGCCCGCGCCGGCACCCGCGGAAAGACTGGCAGCGTGGCGCCGTATTTGTGGGCCACGATCGAAATCGCGTACATGCTTCGCTTGCGCGGGATCGAGGTCACCACCCTGACGGATGCGCATGCACTCGATCAGGGGTTGATGACGAACCGGCGCAAGGGCAGCCGCGACAATATCACCACCTGGACGCCCCGCTTGCGCGAGGCGTGGGATTACCTCATCAAGTTGCGTAGCGAGACATGGGCGAAAAAGAAATTCCCAGTACCCATGCGCGCGGACCAGCGCTTCCTGGTCGTGACGCTGAGCGGCGACCCGATCAGCAAGAGCGGCTTTGATTCAGCCTGGCAGCGCCTTATCCAGCTAGCCATGAAGGAGGGCAAGATCTTGCCCGAGCAGCGCTTCGGCGCGCATGACCTGAAACGGCGCGGCATTACGGACACGCCTGGCACTCGCGGCGAGAAGCAGTTGGCCAGCGGGCACACCAACGAGCAGATGCTCGACGTCTACGACTACAGCCTGCCGGTGGTCAGACCATCCGGCGATGCCTCATAAAATAGAGTCGGCCGCCCAAGAAAATCAGCACCTTACCCGCCGCTCACACATAAAATGAAACTAATTAAGTTACTGATTCTAAAGGCTTGCAGAAGCGACTGTTAATCAGGGGGTCGTTGGTTCGAGTCCAACTTCGGGCGCCAGAAATATCAAAGGCTTGCATCGATCGATGCAGGCCTTTTTTTGTGCCCTGTGGGAAATGGCTTGGGAAAATTCCGTGTCCCACATTGCAGCCATCCATTCCGAAGGCTGCGTGGCTAGGATCAATACCGCGCGGAAATGAAACGGGCGCTGTGGATCGGAAAACGACCGACCTAGGCCGGGATGCTATTTATTCGACTTATCCCAGCGTTTAGGCAATCCCAAGTTCCTTCAAGCATGTCTATCACCACGCCATCGTGATTGCGGCGCTACATAACTTGGCCGGTGAGCATGACCTACAGCCGTGCATCGCTTCAAAACTGGACCACATTGCCACCTCACATCTGGACCAAACCGAGGAGAGCGACGCCAATCCGCTAACGCGTAGCGGACGCTATGACGCGGTTGCCGCGATAAAGGCGGTCGCGCTGACTTTTTGCCAATTGGCGTGGGCGTGACGCCCACGGGCAAGCCACTGTCGAGCGCATCGATCACGCGCGCCGCCGGAGACCAGCACCGCTTCAGCATGGCTGACCGTGAGGTGTATAGCGGCGTGCGTGCCTACTGGCACGACAAAGCTGGGGCAGATCGCAAATCGGTGTTGGTCGGCCGCAGCGACAACGCCAAGCGCTTACGGGAGAGCTACGCCAATGAGGCGGAAGCCCGCGACCACGCGCAAGCGGAGTGGAACCGCATTCAACGCGGCGCGGCGAAATTCAACTACACGCTGGCACTGGGGCGTGGCGATCTGTATCCGGAACAGAGGCTGCGGGTCTTTGGCTTTAAGCCGGAGATCGACGGCACCGATTGGCTGATCGCGCAGCTTGTCCACCGTATCACCGGTTCCTCCGGCTTCACCACCTCGCTAGAGCTGGAAACTTCAATCGGGGTGTAG